GTCAGAAGCCCGAGTGCAGTAGCGTAGCGGGCGCGCACGTCGTCGATCCCGATGAGGCCGCCGTTGATCCGCTGACGGCAGCGGTCAACGGCGCCTGCGTCAGCTAGGTCGTTGCAGTTGTTGGCGTGCCAGAAGATCGCGGCGCTCTCGGCCGCGCCCTCCCGCGTCTCCAGCCACTCGGGCAGATCATCCACCGGCATGTTCACGATCTCAGCTAGGCGCTCGTAGTTATACCGCCCCGTGGTTTGCATCAGACCGCGGCCGATGAAGCGCCAGCCGTCGCCTAGGTTTTTGTTCCCCATGCGCCCGTTATAGGCCGCCTCGGCAATCGCCTTCTGGTCGGCGGCCTGCTTGTCGGTGCGGCCCACCTCGGCGGCGTACTCCGGCGAAAAATATCGGGGCCATTGTTTCACCAGAGCCTCGGGGCGGTAATTAAGATTTTCGCGCAGGCGCCGCCCGCCAGCCGTCTCATGGCCGGTGTTGGCGAGGAACATCGCCACGCGCTTCGACGTGTTGATCTCAAAGCGACGGCAGGGGCCACTCAACGCCCCTGCCCACTCAGCAGGATCTGACCAGTTCAGACCCTGCATCAGCTTCGCAGAGATCATCGCATCTTCTTGTCGGCTACAGACCACGCCACGCCACCAAGGGTGATGGCCGCGCCAACCACGGCGTCGGCCGAGCTGGCGTCGATGTATCCGCGGGCGACGAAGACGCCGCCCAGCGCGGTCAGAATGTGCCGGGCCAGACCCAGCCAGATGTCCATACCCATAGCGTTCTCCTACTTGTCTGCTTTGCGGTCCAAGCGGTCGAAGATGGCCTTCACCATCTCCTTAATCTCCTGGATGTCGGATCGGTAGTCGTCCTTGCTGACGTACTGCGTATGAAGCGCCCGCTCCAGGTCTTTCATGTCGTCTTGCAGCAGGCGGATCGAGTCCCACACGACCTTCAGCATCCAGCCCATCGCCGCCCCGGCCACGCCGATGACGAGGTTCACAAGATCCTGCGACATAGGCGGCAACCCTTAGCGAGACATGGCGTTGACGTTACCCGACGCGCCGACCGGGGCCATAGCGTTGGACGCCGGCTGACGGTCTTCTTCCTCGCCCGTAACCGCGCGCCCCGCCGACCCCGCCAAGAAGCCTTGAAGCCGGCGCATCACCATGTCCTGCTGTTTAGGTGTGCTTATCGGCGACATCAGCGTCGAGAACAGCTCCGGGTTGGTGATCGCGTCCGACAACAGCCGCTGCGCGCGATCCGTCGTCATCTTCGCCAAAAAGCTACGCACAGCGCCGGTAGCGATGGCCGACTCGGCCAAGCCAGACACAGTTCTCGCGGCGACAAAACGGCTGACCAAGTCGAGCGCTTTAGACGGGATGTCCTCAATAACGCCGCCGCGCGCGGACGCGCCGCGGGCGCGCTCCAGCGCAGTTAGTTCCGTGCCAATCTGTCGCAGCCGCTGCAACGCGGGGGCGTCGAACACCGCCCCCAGCGCCGCCACCTGCTTGGGGTCGTTCAGCGCGTCCATGATGGCGCTGCCGTTGAAGACCGGCCCATCCGGCGTCGTCTGCCGCGCCCGCCCAAACAGGTTGTCGATGAAGGCCCCCCGCAGCCCTGACAGCGCTTGGCCGGTCTGGTCGCGGTCCACGGAGCGGCGCAACGACGCGGCCAACGCCGCCGGATCGTCGGCGCTGAACACGCGGTCCACCTCCTTGCCCGGCGCGGCGTTGAGGAAGCGAGCGACGGCGCTCTCTGGCCGTTGGTCAAGCAACCGCTCTACGCGGCTGTCGTCCCGCCGAAGCAACCCGCGCTCCACGCCAGCTTGGCGAGAGGTCAGCGTCTCCGCACGGCCTTGTGCTGTCATAGCTTCGGCCAGTTGGTTGCGAACCTCGGGGAACCGATCCAGAAGCGCGGCGTTCCGACGCATCCAGTTAGTCGCCGACTCCGGCTTCAGCCGCCCTTCACCGGACACCGCCGTATTGCGGAAGGACTGCGTGAGGTAGTTCTCAATCGCCGTCCGTGTCTCTGGGCTGTTGCCGGTCGCCACCAACAGGTCGCGCGCGGCGATGTCTGCGCGAGGGCCACCTCGGCCCAGCAGCGTCTCAAGCGTCAGTTCCGGCGCAACCGCGGCTTCGCCACCCCCAGTTCTCCGCGCAAGCGCCGCAGCGCCGCCTTCACGAAAGACTTCATTTACGTTGCGGCTAAACTCGCGCGCGACGTCATAGGGACCGCCCGTTTCGGGCAAGCTGTTAAGAGAGGTCAGCACGTCATCGGCAATTTCGCCAGCAATGCGCGCCTCGTTGCGGCGGCCAGCCTTCCGAGCGGCGCGCTGTATTTCAAGCAGTTCCGACCGCAGCCCCTGCAACTCGGCCGGGCTGGCCGTCGCACCCAGACGCGGCGACGACGGCTGCTGCGGAAACGCACCGGGGTACAGCGTGTTAAGCTGCGACAGCACGGCGTCGGTCTGTTCGTCCGGCGCTTCTCGGCCCAAGAACTGCCGTGCGAAGGCGGGGATGTTTTGCCGTTGTGTGCTAGGGGTGGCGTCCACCAGCGCCGCAAACCGCTCAAACAGCGGTGCGGTGTCAATTCTCAAGTCTTGCGGGAGAGCCTGCCACAGCGCGTTCTCCTGCGCGCGGGCGGCGGCGAACGCCCGGTCGAACTCCTCGCGGGCGATGCGCGACGCATCCGCCGCTGGCGCTCCCGGCTCCAAGGCCGCAATGCGACGGCGGGCTTCCGTTTGGGCCTGCTCAACACGGGTATTCAGCGCAGTAGTCAGTCGAGTAACGCGGTCCTCCAAGAACGCCCGCGTGTCCTCGGGACGACCACCCAATGCACGGGCCTCGGCCAACAGTGTGGCCTGCGCTGCCTCTGCCCGTTCACGCAACTGCCGAGCGATGGCGGGGTTCTCTGCGGCAACGGCGCGCTCAAGATCCAGCAGGTTAGCTTCGCCAGTACGCTGCGCGGGGGTGAGATCGCTGATCGTCGGCGCTACGGCGGCCCGAGACGTTGCGTAAGGGTCTTCAACCAAAGACGAAAGACGCTCTGTTGCACGCCCCCGCGCCCCGGACGGCAACACCGACTTAGCCGCATCAATAACGGCCCCGGCGACAGGTGTGCGAGCCAGCAAGCCAGGCGACGCCGCAACGGCGCCGCCGGTCAAACCGCCTGCAAGTTCGCCCAGCATCGCGACAGGTTCGTTGCCTGGGTAGTTTTGCTGCGCAATGTAGCGGCCGGCGCCGCCGCCAGCACCAGCGGCGACTTCCGTCCCCGCCGTCGTAAACGGCGCCGCTATTGGCGTGTCGGCAATGGTTTGCCCTATGCGCGAAACCAGCGGGCCGCCAACTCTAGCCGCAACGCGCGCCCCAAGAACCGTAGGGTTAAGCATACCCACGGCGCTACCAACGCCAGCCGCTGCGTACTCACCCGGCGTCTGGGGTGTCGCTCCGATTTCTGGCACCATCGTCACGCCAGCCTCGCGGCCAGCCCGCGCCATGCCGGCCTCAATGCTGGCCGAACCGCCGAACGGCTGATCGCTAACCGGCACGCCGGCCATGCGAAGGACCGAGTTAACAAAGTCAACGGGCATGCCGAGAGTTTCGGCAATCTGGCGGTTAAGAAACGGCAGCCGGCCTTCGCCGCGTCCGGTCGGTTCTCGGCGCGGGCCGGGAACGCCGTCGGCAGGCATTTCCTCCAGCGTAAAGCCGGGCGGCAGCGCGGCCGACGAAGGGGCGGGGGGTTCTTCTAGCGTAAAGCCGGGAGGAAGCGCGCTGCTCATCGCATGGGCACCCACTGACCGTTGCGAAACTGAATACGCTGACCGTTAGGCCCGTTAGCTATCTGGCCTTCCCGGAACGTTGTCGGGGTCTGGGTTTGCGGCTGCCCCGTGCGCGGGGGCGAAGGCGTGCCGGTAGGCGCAGCGTTTGCGTCGGGAGCGGTGTCAAACTGGTTTGCGCGAGCCCGAAACAGACGAATGATTTCGCGCGCCGCCGCCAGTCGAGTTTCGTTCGGAACCGTGGGGTCGGCTAGGCGACCCGCGGCCTCTCGGTAAGACTGCGTGTCAGCGTTAGACTGCGGGCCTTCAAAGCGCGGCACCATTTTGGTGACGACATCCGCAATCGGCTGCAACGCTCCGATAGCGACGGCGCCGGACGTAGGCGCATTGAAGAAATCAAAAAAGCGATCCACGATGGCGTTAAGGCCGCCGCCAGTAGACCGTTCCAAAAGACCGCCGCTCCTCGTAATGCGCTCCAGCTCGCTAATGGCGGCGGCGAGTTTTTCTCGCTCTTGCCGTTGAGTTGCGGCCGAACGAGCCTCTAGGCGCGCGGCTTCCTGCGCGCCGGTAGTCTCGCCGGCTTCCTGCACACGCGCAGGCGCGCCTGCCTGCGTTACCGCTTGCGCCCCGCGAAGTTTCTCTACGTCCAAAGCAAGCTGGCGCAAGTCCCTTTGGTCCATGAACTCCGATACGGTTCTCGGCGGCGTCATGGCATTACGGGGCACAACGCCCGTCGTCATCGCGTTCGTCGGCTGACCGCCGCGAGCCGCGTCCAGCATGCGGCGGGCTTGGCCAGGACCGTAGTCCATAGCGTTACCCGCCCAGGAGATCACCTGCCCAACGGTAGCCCCGCGCAGGAACGGATTGGCGTCAAGAACTTCGTCCGTCAACACGCGGTCAACCGGCAGGTTGGGATTGCCGCCCGCCGCGCGCAGAAGGTTCTGCGCGCCAGTCGCGCCGAAGTGATGCGCGAGGTAGACGTTCTGGCCCGTCGCAGCAAAGCCGCCACGGGTAAGCGCCTGCGCGTTCTGCTGCATGTACGCCGGGCCAAGCACTTGCTCGACGAGGCGCCCGTCAGGCAGCGTCGTACCGCGAAGGGCCAAGATTTCTTGGTTTGACCGCCCGCGCGCTTGGTCCGGGAAATTGCGGCGGAACTGGTCGATAAAGGTCGGGTCAGTAAACTGAAAAAGCCCCGCCGCCGACGAGCGCGGGTTTTGCCCGTCGCCTTCCGCACGACGCACGCCAGGCACCATGGCCAGGATGTCCGTGGACTGCGACAGCGGCACGCGAGCGCCAGCAGCAGGAGCGGCGGTGGGCTGCGGAGCGGCGGTGGGCTGCGGAGCGGCGGTGGGCTGCGGAGCGGCGGTGGGCTGCGGAGCAGGGGCGCCGGAAGGCGCTTCGCCGCCAATCGGCACTTCGCGGCCAAGCGTGACGGTCATGTCGGCGGGATTTGCAAAACCCACGCGGCCGTCGCCGAGCGCAAGAGGTATTGGGCGCGTTGGCCGATCCGGCGCCGTATAGAGGGTGGTGTTGGTAATCGGATCGTAAATGCTGCCGCCAGGCTGGACAACCGGCGTAGCCAAACTCTGCGCGCCCAGCGCAAGGCGGCGGATCAGCTCCGGGCTATATTCGGGGCGGAAGAACTGCGCGTACTGCGGGAACCGGGCCAGGAGTGCGGGGCGCAGCGCGGCGTAATCTTCGGCGCCGCGGACTGAACTCAGCAGGGTCTGCGCCGTCTGAAGGGCTTCGCGGTCGTTCTGGGATGTGATGCGGTCAATTTGCGCCCGCTGGTACGCCCGCTGACCCGCCGCCTGTTCAAACTGCGGCGCCAGCATCGGGGCGACGCGGCGAAGCTGGCTAACGCCCTCCGGCGTGTTGATGTCTACACCCGACGACAGCAGACCGCGAAGCGCGTTGCGCTCCTGCGCCGTCTCCTGCGCCTCGGCCATCCGCATCCGGTTCATCTGGATGTTCTGGGCTTGCCCGTAGATTTCCCCGACATTGGGCATCTGGAAGGGGCGGACCTGCAAGGCGATGGTGTTATCGACCATATTCGTTGCCCCTTACAGCGTACCGCCGGTATTAAACTGAGACGTCAGCATCTGGTTGATGTCGCTGGAGCCCATACCACCGAAAGCCCCAACCCCACCTGTAGACGGGTTCATATAGCGGTACATCAGGTAATTCGGCACGCCCGATTGCAGCGCGCTTGTCAGGGCGTTGGCTTGGCCGACATAGCCCGACGCGCGGGCCTGACCGGCTCCGGTGTAGCCCGAAGCCTGCGCGTTACCGGCGCTCATGTACGTTCCACCCACGCCGCGGCCGACGTCGCCAGCAGCATTCGTCAGGACGTTTGTGCTGGTCTGGCCTTGGCCAAGAACGCCTTGAAGCGGGTTTAGCTGCGCGTTGCGGTTGGCTTGGTAGCGAGCATAAGCGTTGCCGTACTCAGACGAGGCCAGATCCTGCCCGAACCGCTGGACGCCCTTAAGGGTAGCGCCCGACAGCAGACCGCCACGGGCCGCCGCCGACCGCTCGATGGCTTTCATACCCTCGCTCATGCGGAAGCCATAACCGGGATCGGCCTCAAAGTCGGACATGCTAAAGTCGCGGGTGTAACGCCCAAAATTAGGGTCGGCGGCGTTGCCACCCTCCAGCCCCAGCAGCGTCAGCAGCCGGTTCTGGGCGCTCAGACCCGCTTGGCGGAACGGCTCTTGCAGCTCTACCTGGCGCTCAAACATCTCGCGCTGCGCAGTAGCAGCACGGTCGGCAGCAGCAACCTGCGCGTTAGCGGCGTCGCGGGCCGCGTTGGCCTGCGTGCGGGCCGCGCTACGCGAACCAAGGACGCCAGCGCCGGCGCCGAGAGCGCCTGCGCCAAGGATGGCGGTGCCGGTACTTATCGCCATGTGTCGGCCCCTTTAACGAAGGTGCGCTCCAGCGGCTTGAAGCCGGCGCGAGCGTAGAACTTACTAGTCTTTTCCACTCGGTCGTCGTCGAGCGCAATCATAAAGAGCGCAGCGGCGTCGTTCTCTTGTGCCCACGCCTCCAGAGTTTTGTACAGCGCCTGCCCGGCACCGCTACCCCGCGCTTCGGGCGTCAGCCACCACCAGAGTTCCTGGACGATGGTGTGCTGCGGGCTGAAATAAAGCGGGTATTTGATGGCGCCGCAGATGCCGACCATCACGCCGTCCTTCTCGGCCAGCCAGATCCCGACCATGGGGTTGTCCACGGCCGAGATGAGGAAGTTGGCCACGCTGTCGGCCGTGATGGGGACGACGGAACTGAGCGGCGAAGCGGCGATGAACTGGGTTGCCAGCTCAGTATAGCGGCCTAGGTCCGCGTACTCCGGCTTGCGAACCGTGATTGTCACTGCGTTACCTCGCGCCCGCTGGCGCGGATGTTAAGCGCAGCGGCCGTGCCAGCGATAGTGGAAATGAAGGCGCCAGGCGACAGCACTTGGCCCACGATCTCGGGGAAGGTGTACGTCTCGTTTGCCTGGAGCGTCTTGGTGCGGACGATCAAGTTGTTGTTGCCGGGGGCGTTTGCGGCCGTGACGAGGTTGATGCTGATCGTCGCCGCCGAGCCGCTGTAGTTGGTCGCGGTGAACTTGTCGATGATCGCCGTCACGCCGTTCGCTGTGTACTGCGTCGTCTGCGTGTTCTCGACGGTCTTGGCCGGGATCAGAACTACAACGGAGACAGCCATGTCCTACCCCTTCACGATGTTGACGAGGCGAGAACCGGCCTCGTTGGCAATGAACTCATGGGCCTCGTGAGGGCGCCAATCTAGCACGTCGCCGGCCTTCACTTCGCGCTGCCAGCCCTCTCCGTGAACCCGAAAGGAACCACGCGCGGCCACGCTGATGTGGACATCCGCTTCGGTGTGGCTGTGCATGGGCAGCACGTCACCGATCTCCGGGAAGTCATAGATCATGCCGGTCAACTTGCCGAGCAGGAGAGGCTTGGCCTGGAGCATCAGAGGACGGCCGGGCCGCCGCCTTCGGGCAGCACAACAGGCGGGGGCGGAGGCGGAGGCGGCACAGGAAAGAGGCTGCCATTGGACCAGTAGAACTGATCCGCCACCACGTCGCCGCCGCACTCCACCCAAAACAGGGGGCTCGTCACCGGGAAAACAGTCACGACAACTTCAGCTACGCGGTCGCCTAAAACGGCGCCCGACGAGTCGGTGACCTTCTCGTTTGGTGAAATAAGAGCGTACATGCCTTAAGCTCCCACCCACTGAACATAGGCGGCGCCCGTGACGCCCGTGGAACCGCTGCCACTGGGGGTTAAGCCGCCAGCACCCCCAGCCCCTCGCCCGTTTGAGGTGTAGAAGTACGCGGCGGCGCTGCCAGAAGCCGCGCCGTTTGACCCGCCAGTGCTGTTTGTAAGACCGCCCCCGCCGCCTGTGGCGGAGATCAGCGCGCCAAACGACGTTGTGCCGCCGGTAGATCCGTTGACATTGGCGGCCCCACCGCTGCCCCCGGTGCCGACGGTAACGGTGTACGTTGTGCCTGGCGTGACGGCTACGTTGTTGACGCCCATCCCGCCTGCGCCGCCCGCGCCGCCGTCGTTACCGCAGCCCGTGGTGGTAGCGCCGCCGCCGCCGCCACCGCCGCCAATCACAATGATCTGGGCGCGGGTGACGCCAGCCGGCGCGGTCCAAGTGCTGCTGGAGGTGAAAAGCTGCTCGCTGAGCTGAACAACCGACGCGGGCGGCACAGACAGTTCGCCCGCAGAGAGGGACAGCCCCGAACCGATTGTAATCTCCTCTACCGCGCCGCTGCTCGCCGTCGAACGGCCCAGCAGGCGCGCCGTGTTCATGGTCAGGCCAGACGAACCAATAGCGCCGGTCGCCGCGGCGCCGAGGTTGGTGCGTGCAGTCACGTCGGTAGACGCCCCCGTGCCACCCTTGGCGACGGGAATGACGTTGCCGTTCCAAGTGCCGCTTATGTCGCCCGTTACCGCCAAATCGCCAGCAACAGTTACGTCGTCACCGACGCTCAGATCTCCAGTAATGGTGACATTGCCCGTAAACGTGGGGGAGTTAACGGTAATAGACCCGTACACATTATCGTAGGTGGCAATGGTAATACCAAGAGAAGTCTGGAGCAGAAACTTGTACGTGCTGGCGCTGTCGAGCCAAATCTCATTAACGCGGCCAGCGGCGTCGAGAACGATTGGGTTGGTGTGCGGGGACGTGCCGGCGGATGTCGTGTACGTTGCCAGCGGCGTCGTGGTGCCGGCGGCGTAGGTGTAGACAAGGCCGCCCGACAAAGGGTCGCCGTTGTTATCGAAGAACTGCGCCCCAACACCTGCGAAAAGCGAGATAACGACGGGCATGGGCTACCTCGGCACCAGGGTGATTGTGGGCGCGACCGTGTAGGTCACACGGAGATAGTCGTATGGCGACAGCCAAAATACCCCTGCGGTCGAGCCAACACCATAGAAAGTTACGTTGTCTCGGGAGAAGGCAATGGCCGACACAGTGCCGCCTGTCACGATCAGATCAACCGAACGGCCGGTCGTGTTCTGGAACGTGAAGGGCGACGCGCCCACGGTGACGCCGCGCGGCGGGATGCTCCAGCCGGGCACCTCGTCGGCGGGCGGTGGCGCAACAGCAAGGCCGTCAATGGCCTGCCACAGCACAAGGTTGGTGTCGGCGCTGTAGCTTCCGGGAGGGCTAAGGGCTGCGTCTTGCAGCGCGGTAAGGAACACAGACGGGTCAGCCGATGGGGGGCCAACTTGCAGATCTTGAAGGGTTTCGGTGTTAGATCCGCTGCCCGTCAAGATGAACAGGTTAAAAAAGAAGCGATACCACTCGCGCGTCATCAAGCCTGTATTGGGGTCAATGACGGATACGCGGGGCGCGGGGAGGCTGGTGACGTTAATGGTGCTAGGCATTGGTCGGCCGAAGCGCCAGCTCGGCGCCCATGATAGCGATCTTCACGGGATCCGTGCCGGATACCTCGTACACACGGTCGCGGATCTCTAGTGTCATGCCAAGGCGCCGCCAGATGGTGCGGAAGCCAAAGCGGCCGATCTGGCCCATCGACTTCCAGTGTTCGTTTGACCAAGTGTGGCCGCCGTTGTCCGACCACCGCAGCATAACTCTTGGTATCATGGTGGTCAGAGACGAATAGGTGGCGTAAATCACATCGCCGCTTTCGGTCAGAAGGCGGTCGCCAGACTCGGTGAGAAGCGCGCCAACCAGCTCCTCCGACAGATAGGTGTCGATTGCGTTGGGCGGCTGGTCAAGCCCTACGCCCGTCTCGCAGTCCAGTTGCAGGCTGTAGTGGGTCGTGCGCTTTAGGTTGTTCTGGCCGGTTGGCAGGGCGCGCCAGGATCGCAGCCACCGCTGAACCGCGTCGTCGTCAGCGTAGACATCAAGGTCAAAGGCATAGAGCTTGCCGTTCTGGTAATCGCCTACGATGACTTCGCTGTTGAACGCCATCTGGCAGTTGCTGCGGTGGCGGGTGTAGCTGCCGTTATTCCAGCCTGCACGCTCGTGCCATGCGCCGGTGGCGATGTCGTAGACCCAGGTGGTGTCGGCCTGCGGGAAGATCAGCACATAAAACGAGTGGCCGTCTTGCTGGTAGGTGTAGGCAATCGCATCCGACAGATTGCCGTACTGCTGGATTTGCCACTCGACGGCGTGGGTCGAGATGCGAACGGCTTGGTAACCATTGGTGCGGTAGACGATGCCTCGGCCGCGGGCGTCGGCGCCCAGCCAGAAGACGCTGTTGTCCATCTTGGCGACGGAAAAGGCCGCAACGCAGCCTACCTCGTTGAAGGCGCCCTGGATGCGCTGGAGCGGGAAGTCAGCCGTGCCGGCGTTGTACCAGACCTCGGTCGAGTTGGTGCCGAACAACCAGACCTCGCGGTTGCTAACGATCAACGAGACGAGGCCGTCGGGCGAACCCTCGGCGCTGGCGAAGTCAAGCGGATCGACCTGCGTGCCTTCCAGCAGACTTGTAATCCAGATTTTTTGGCTGTTTGGTTCGTTGAACACGAAGTAACCGTCAAGGTAGGCAACAGCCACGGCGCCGGGGAAGTCGATGTCGGTGATCTGTTGGAAGACGGTCGTCAGAGTGTTGTAGATGTAGCTGGGTCCGTTAGCGGCGATGAAGATCTGCGTGCCGTTGTCGGCCATCGACACCGGGCCAGTGTTGGCAACCGTCCCGATGGTCGTGACGTTCCAGTTCGTATCAACGCGGTAGAGCGTGTTTCCCGACACGACATAGCCGTAGGAACCTAACTGCCACAGCCCACGGATAGGGCCGGTGCCAACTGTCACCACGCGGCGCAGGCCAGGCGCGCGCTGGAGAAACGCGGGCTCCTTGCCTCCTTCGGGCACGATCTCGGGGAACAAGTTCACGCACCTGTTATCGGCAGCATTGACGCTGCGGGCCACATAGGAGGATCCCAGGATCGGCGTCTTCATCAGTAGTTGCCGGCAAAAATATTAAATCTTTGCCTAGTCCCCACGATGCTGTAGGGCAGCGCCATCACATCATCCGGGTTGTTGATCCGCTTGAGGTTGCGCTTCGACGCCATAGCGATGCGCGACACCTGGGGGGTCGGCTCGACGCCAAACTCCGGCGCCATCTCGCAGGCCAGATTGTAGCGGAAGGCGCGCAGGTAACCCGGCGGGAAGGTCAGCTCAGTAGCCAGATTGGCTGGCTGGGACAGCGGCTGGACCGAGACGATGTGGAACTCCAGCACCTTCGTCGGCACCGGGTAAACGTACATCTCGATGTTCGGATACGTCATGTTGACCCACAGCACCTGGGGGTAGGTGCTGGTGACGGTCTTCACGGCGATGCCGTTGTACTGCTGCTGATTGATCAGCTTAAGGCCGTAGGAGATGCCGGAGGCCGGGTCGCGAAAGTAGGTGCTGTCGTCCACCAGGATTGGGCGGTCGCCCACGATATTGCCGGTCGGCCCAAAGGTCCGAAAGAGCGCGCCGGGCGGCCACGTTTCCACTTGATCGATGGTCGAGAACACGGCGAGGCGTTCGGTGTTCCAACTGTCGATCATCTGGTTCATGGCGTTGAGCGCGTCCTGAGACGTCTCAGAGGACGGCGTTTCGCCTTCGGCCAGCACGCCCAGCAGGCGGAGCGATCCGTTGATGATGTCGCCTGCCGTGGCCATGTCAGTCGTCCTTATTGGCGCGCGGGCGGCCTCGTCGGCGCGGGGCCTCAGAGGTCATTGTATCATCCCCAGCGGCGCGTGCCAGCATATTGACGGGGGGCGCGTCAGGGCTCGCCATCCGCGTCCAGCCGTTCTCCTCGTCGTGCTGGGCCTCAAGGTCCATGAAGGCAACCTTAACGCCGTGCTGCGGGTGTTCAAGGTAGATGACTGGCATGTGAGCCTCAAAAGGTCGGCCCCCTGCCGAAGCAGGGGGCCGGGTACATTACACGACGCGGTAGAGGGTCCAGGCGCCAGCCGCAGACTTGCGGGCGACGAACTGGGCGCCGGTCGTGACCGGGACGGTCATCGTCAGCGAACCCGTGATCGTCCAGCCGGTGTTGGTGGCGATGATCGCCGTGCCGGAGGACGTGCCGAGGTTCACCAGACGGAAGGTGAAGGACGTGCCCACCTTGTCCGAGTTGGACAGGACGAGTTCCAGATCCGCCACCGTCGGCAGAGTGTAGGTGACGGACGCGGCGGTGATCCCGGAGTTCGCCAGGATCAGCCCGTTCAGCACCTGCGCCGCGGTGAGGGTCGCCGCCGTAGTGACGGAGACGGGATCGGGAAGCGCGTCGATCAGAGGCTCGTTGAGGTTGCCGTCACCGATCTGGTAACCGCCGCCGCCATTCGGAATTGCCATGTTCGTGTTCTCCTTTCCTGTGCCTTAGCCCCAGAGCCGCACGGCCATGGGCGGGCGGATGGTGTTGAAGCCGTAGAGGACGTCGATACGGCAAGGCAGGCGGTCGTTGTTGATGTCGTACTGGCGCACGACACGCAGCGAGATGCCGTTGTGGACCTGGCGAGAAGCCATATCCACGCCCTGCGGCAGCAGCAGGTCGGCCGTGGCAAACGAGATGGCGTCCTTGTGGTAGATCAGGTTCTGCGGGTACTGCGTGGAAGCAGCGCCGAGGAACGTGATCACCGCACCCGACTGCGGGAAGCTATCGACGGTCGCCAGCGCGTTGGACGAGGTGTAGAGCGCCGGAGCGATCTTGACCGCGGTGTACGCGCCGCCGGACGCCGCAATGGCTTCCGTCACCACGAACTGCTGGAGCGAACCCGTGGACTCGCGGGTCTGCGGGTTGACCGCAAACACGCTGGCAATCGTGAACACGTCGCCAAGGGCAAGCGTCTGCGAGCCGGTGCCGGTGATGTTCAGCGTGGACTGGCCCTGCGTGGACACGGTGGTCGTCACCGTGTGCGCACCGGTGCGGGAGCCGGTCGTGTGCTGCTTGATCGACTGAGACATATTGATCTCGTCGTAGCCCAGCACGCCCATGCCCATCATGCCGTTCTTGAACTGGCGGCTGATGGTGTCGGTCGGGTTGAACAGGCCCTTCATGCCTTCGACGAGGCCCGCGTTGGCGGCCGGGTTCACGGTCGCGTAGCGCGGCGACATCACAGCGGCAGCTTCGTTCAGCTTCTGCTGACCCTGGAGCAGCACCTGAGACGTGCCCGGAACGGTGCCGGGGGTGCCGACGGACTGGAAGACCGACTTGTAGGCATTCGCCACGTCCGCGTCGATGCTGGACGCGAGCTGCGAAATACGAGGCTTCAGCACGCGCTCTGCGAAGTCGTCGAGCTGCATGGTGAGTTCGGCCGACGTGAAGTTCACACCGATGTGCTTCTGGCTGGAGACCGTCAGCGTGGTGAACTGTTCGTTGTCGTCCTGCACTT